AATACTTGGTATTAGTTTTTCCGGCTTCATCAATCTGTTCTACATCTTCTTTCATCTTACGCATGGCACCATACTTGGCACCCAGCGCCATGCGAATACGCTCCTTTTTACTTTTGCCAGCAAACTTAGGATTATCGCTATGAACAAAATCACTGATATACTTGCCTGTAGGATCCGAAGGCTTAAGCTTTTCAAGCAGATCCAGATCCTGGATCTCGGCTTCAAGAATGGACTGTCTGAGTTCTCTAAGCGTTGGCATCTGCAGTTTCCTCGGCGCTGTCTGGTGAGCGATAAAGGTTTTGTTGTAGCTCTTGTTTTTTAGCTTCAAGAGCATCGGTAATCTTATTATTCATAATATTAGCAAAACTATCTCTGGCTTCAGAGTTAGAATTGTTCATAATATCTGTAACCATACTGTCAATGACCTGATTATAATCCATGGTATCTCCTAATTACGAAATATTTATTGTGGTTTGTTTTCACTAGCTGCTGCCTGTACAGCAGTAGCCGTAGGCTCTGGGGACATTACTGCACCTGGCTGAGGTATTGGTGTGCCATCAGGACCCATGGTAGTCGGAACTGGTTCATCCTGTATTTCTTCGAGCATGTCTTCAATATCTTCATCACTTAATCTAAGCACATGTCTTTGCACATACTTTTTACTAAAATAGAAACCAACATAGGGACTAATTTGATTAAGCAGATCTATGCGATTACGCATGGTTTCAGCTTCTTTCAATTCTTGAAAGTACTGATCCTGCGCATACTGATACTGAATATTTTCTTCGAGCTTGTCCCAGTCCTGAACATTTATGATGCCTTTTAGGACTAGCTGAGTTCTTAGAACATCATTAAACAAATCGTTAAACTTTTTACGCAATCTGCTAACAAATTTGGCAAACTTTAGTTCGTCCCTGGTAACTTCGGCAACACGACCAAAATTCAAACCAGTCTGTGGTTGTAGTCTGCTAAGCGGAACATTAAGTGCCTGATACAGTTTGTTCTGAAAATAATTGATGTCGTCAATCTGTCCTAGATTTTCGCCACCAGGCAATGTAGAAATTTCTGTGCCACGACCACCTTCACGGCGAGGCAACCAAAAATCTTCTAACATGCTCATTACTTTACGGTCATCACGAATCTCGCCTGTGCTTGAATCATAGATAATTTTATTTCTGTACCGAGCCATGATATCCTTCATGTATTGCTCGGCCTTGATCTTGGGCAGGTTGCCTACATCAATATAAAAAATTCTGCGTTCCGGTGCACGACTTAGACGATAGATAACCAATGCATCTTCCATCATCTTAAGCTGATTAACAGGCTTTATGGCCTTGTGCATGTAGCTTAGGACTATGTTCTTTTCTAGGTCCAAAAGACCACTGGGAACATAGGTAATACTATCCACAGCAATCTTTATGCCCTGGTTAGGCGTCGAAGGCTGCGGAGTAAAATTAGCATTATACTGTAGACCCTTTTCATTGTATACAAAAAACTCTTCGATGCTCTTGATAACTTCAACACCGTTCTGCAGTTTTTCTTTCTGTACATCACGAACTTTTTTGATCTTTCTGGGATCTATTTGTCTGAGTTCTATGATACCACGTTTAGGGTTTTTAACGTCTATGACTTTCTGATAATAGATTCTGCCGTCAACATACCATCTGCGAAATATGTCAAAGCCCTTGTTGTTAAACTCCAACAGCCGCATGACATTTTTAAATTCAAGGGTTATGGTTTTTTTAATTTTGTCATCAACATCAACTTCATCTAGATTGATATCAATGGGATTTTCATCATCTACAGCAGCTATGGCCTCAGATACAATTTCATCTATGGCACCCGAACAATCAGGATACATGCTGGCTTCGCGATAACGAGTAATAAGTTCAGATTCGGATTTGGCAGTTGCGTCAAGGTCAACATAGGTGCCGAAATAACCGCCTGCCTGTACGGTACTGGCGCCATCGTCCGGAGTTGGTGTAATAAAACTTTGAGTTCTATTTACACCATCTTCCGGTTGCCCACGGCTAATGGTAAAACCAAATAATGATATGGCCATAATTTAATTATTATATTATTGGACTACTGGAATACTACCAGAAAACACACTACCAATATCCAGTATCTGCTGTCTGGCAGCATTAGATACTGTAAAGTGCTGGAATTGCCAGGTTACAGTAAAATTACTGATCTGATCATTGGCACCGAAATCCAAAGGCACAGGAGCTATATTGCTAGGGAAAGCACTTACTAACTTGTAGCCTTTTAGGACTGCACCATTACGATCCAACTGATATACTTCTAGATCGCGCTGATAAGCAGAAGGATTTAATCTACCTGATTTGTTAACCAGGTCTTCCATGCCATTCATCCACTGTTCCATGGCTGTTCTAATGCTAAAATCAGAATCATTTAAAACAGTAATAGTCCAGGGTGCAAATACTCGATCGCCAGCAAACTTAACTTCACGGCCTCTGTAAAATACAGTAGCTGGTCCAATGTCCTGGCCAGGCAGCTCTGCTGCGGTGACTAGGAATGGGGCTCTGGCTACTGCCAGAGCCTGTGCACCAACATAGGTCGGAAAACTAAGGAACACAGCAAACTGGTTGGGACGAACCCCGCCGTTTGTTAGTGCTGCCTTGAATCTATCTACGTTAAATACGGTCGACATCTATATCTCCTTAGGCGCCAACTTCTTCGAAGCTAATACCTGTTCTGGTTGCCACGAAGTTCAGTGTGATGAAATTAATCGAACGAGCTGGCTTGATAAAGATGTCAGCCACAAACTCATTACGATCTATGACTTCACCAGTGTTGTTTGTTTCGTCGCAAACTACCTTGAAGTCTGTAATACCTCTGCGGCCCTGTACATCACGCAAGAATGGTTCAACCAGATTGCGAAACTGTGCTCTGGTAAAGGCATCATTAAACTCAAATAGCTGATACTTGGCAGCTGTAGCTATAGCTTTTTCAAGTACTATGAACAATCTACGTACATTTATTCTATCGAACGCACTAGGCTTACTTAACTGGGTTTTGTCGCCGAACAATACTGTGCCCTGGCCTGGAAAGCTAACTACTGGATTAACACCAGATCTATATAAACTATCGCGGTCAGTCTGTGTAGGACTAAAGGCTAGTTTAACAACGTTCTTGATGACACCACGTGTATAACCTGCTGGACTATACCAGGGATCATTTGTAAAGTCTGTGCGAGCACATAATCCAGCAATGTCACCATTTAAAGCTATCCAACGGTAGGTGTCATTATAGCGATCGTACTGGTATTTCCAACCACTATCCATGACAGCATAACTAGAATTTAAATTAACGGCTGTTCTATAAGCAACTACATCAGTAGTAGCACTGGTTGTGCTAGCACGATTTTTAACATTACCCAAAGCAGGGCTAAAGAATGCTATACAATCTTTTCTAACTTCGCAAATATTATTTACTACATAACTAACAACGTTAGCACCGTATCCACCAACTGGGATTAAACTTACATCATAAAGACCGTCTTGTTTAAATTCATCGTAACCAGTTGTTACATCACTATCTGTAGGAGTACCCAGGGCACCACCAGCAAAACTACTGGTCACTGCAGTAACCAGGTTACCGAAGGTAATGCCCGAAGCTGCTACGCCCCAGGTTACATTGGCTTCTGTGGCTAGATTACCTGCAGCCGGATGAGCTATTACCCAGGCGTAATTACTTTGATCTCTTAGTACATCTTTATAGTAAGCAGTGCTGCCATCGGAATTTTTAGCATCGCTAGCTTTGCTTAGGAACGCATACTTTTCTAGAACTGTTCCAGCTACACCACTAAATCCACCGTCTTCGTCAATAACAAGTACGTGTAATTCGTCATTAGCACCGCTTCGACCACTGGTATAGGTACTGGTTGATGGTGCAGTATCGAACTGAGTCTTATAGGCCCAGCTACCATAGGTATTACCATCAGCCATGCTAATTTTTAGGCTGTTACCCAGAGTACCAGGATACTTAGCAGCAAACAAGCCCGAGGACTGTGCACCTGAAGTAAAGAATACACTATTGGCTTCATAGTCATCAATGTTATTAATTACTGTTGCTGTACCGCTGGTATTACCTGCGTTTAAAGCTGCAACAGCATTTCTATGTGCAGAAGCACCGGCACGAACAACCTGGAGATTGTTACCATAGCTTAAAAAATTAGCTGCCGTAAAAAATGATAGGTAGGTATTGTCGTCGGGTTTACCATATAGTGTTGACAGCGTTTTTTCGCTATCTACAGTAACCACTTCGTTTACTGGGCCCCAGTTAAAATGACCGGCATACCCACCAGCAGTGGTGGAAACCGCTGGGACTACATCGGTCAGGTCCCTTTCAGTTACCAGAACACCCGGTGAAAGCTGAAATGCCATCTTATTCTCCTTAAAGTTGACATAGCGAATTTATTTACCAATTATTTATATTAATGAAATTTTAGACATTTTCAAGCCAACGGTTTTTCATTTTAACCATTTCAGCATCAATGTCACCGGTAAACCAAAGATCGCCTGCTTCAACTGTAGGTTTATTTTCGTTAGTTATTCCATCTTCTATGAAACCAAAGGGCGTTAGTTCGGCTTCTATAGCAGCTGTTTGATTTTCAAATAAAACCTGTCTTAGATTTGAATTAGTCCAGTCCCTGAAATAGCTGTTGTTGGTTAACCAGCCCAATAGAACTAGACACATCATGAGATCGTCATGATAACCGTCATCGGCTTCATAGCTTTGTTTCTTCTCTATGAAGGTACTCATTTCGCTGATTATATCAGCATCGAACAACAATAGTTTGTTGTTCTCAATTAGACCTTTGATTAGGCTGCAGCCCAAACGTTTAACTTGTTTACTGGTTTTGACACCAGGCAAAGTACCACCGCCACCGCCGCTGACATATTGACCACTTTTGGGACTGTTGCCTACAAAAAATAGGTTTTCGTATTCTAAATCGTTCCAAAGAGTTTCGGCAACCTGCTGCCCTATGTCATTTATTTCAATTAAACAAAAGGCTTTGTTGTAATCACGAGCTACTTTATGTATGACATCAGTATACAGCAGTGGATGTATTTTGTTATTTCTGTATTTGGCCACTAAAGTATATGGATAATCAGTAACATCTACGACTACGAAAGCGCTATAATCGCCATCAACACCACGACTAGTATCGGCTACTATTACATAACTATGCGATTTACCT